CTACAGGTATGAAAAAAGGCGGCATGAGCATGGCTGCTTTTGAAAAATCTGGCAAAGACGTCGAGAAGCGCGGCATGAAAGAAGGCTCCAAAGCTGACATGGCAATGGACAAAAAACAAATGATGGGCATGAAAAAAGGCGGCATGGCTTCTGGCGGTTCCGCTTCTTCCCGCGCTGACGGTGTTGCTACAAAAGGCAAGACCAAAGGCACGTTTGTGAAGATGAACAAGGGTGGCATGTCCTGCTAAGACCATGATGGCCAGCCGGGGTATGGGCGATATCTCCCCGTCCAAAATGCCAAAGGGCAGGAAAACTGCCCGGCGGGATGACACCGACTTCACGCAGTACGCCAAAGGTGGCGAAGTGTGGGACAAACCCCGGCCAAAAAGCCTAGGCGCGTCCAAAGCGTTGTCACCAGCCAAGAAAGCCAAAGCAAAAGCTGCGGCCAAGTCGGCTGGGCGTCCATACCCTAACTTGGTTGACAACATGAGGGCTGCAAAAAATGGCTGAAAAGTGGATTCAAAGCGCAATCAAAAAGCCCGGTGCCCTGCGCTCCGCGCTTGGCGCTAAAAAGGGTGAACCAATTCCCGCAAAAAAACTCGCAGCCGCAGCTAAGAAGCCCGGCAAGATGGGGCAACGCGCCCGTTTGGCACAGACCCTCAAAGGGATGAAGTGATATGGCAATTTCTGGGGCAGCAACGTTTAACCTAGACCTCACCGAACTGGTGGAGGAGGCATTTGAGCGTGCTGGTTCGGAGATGCGCACGGGCTATGACCTGCGCACTGCCCGCAGGTCTTTGAATCTTTTGTTTGCCGATTGGGCCAATCGCGGCATCAACATGTGGACGTTCGAGCAGGGTACCATTAACTTGGTGCCGGGGCAGAACAACTACCCACTGCCGTCTGACACCGTGGATTTGCTGGAGCACGTTATCCGTACGGGCGCAGGCAGTTCCTCCACCCAAGCCGACCTGACAATCACGCGCATCAGCGTCTCCACCTACGCTACGATCCCCAACAAACTCCAGCAAGCCCGGCCAATTCAGGTCTGGATTCAGCGGTTAAACGGCCAGACGTCGGCTGTTGGCACCACGTTGACGGCCACGATTACCTCGACCGATACCACCCTGACGGTTGCCTCCGCCGTGGGGCTCCCCGCTACTGGGTTTGTCCAGATCGGGACGGAAACGATTGGCTACGGCTACATAACCGGCAGCACCTTGTACAACTGTACGCGTGGCCAGAACAACACCACGGCCGCAGCGCACACCGCTGGCGACAGCGTATACGTGCAGAATCTCCCGTCCATCACCGTCTGGCCAACGCCGGACAACTCCACAACATACCAGTTTGTCTACTGGCGCATGCGCCGCATCGACGATGCTGGCGGCGGTGTGAACACAATGGACGTGCCGTTCCGCTTCTTGCCTTGCATGGTTGCCGGGCTGGCGTACTATTTGGCGCTAAAGGTTCCCAATGGAGCCCAGCGGCTGGAGATTTTGAAGTCTCAGTACGACGAGGCATGGGAGTACGCAGCAACCGAAGACCGCGAGAAAGCCGCAGACCGGTTTGTGCCCCGCCAATATTTCATAGGAAGCGGGTCGTGAGATGGGCAATAGGTTCTCATCCGGCAAGAATAGTATCGCCATGTGCGATAGGTGTGGTTTTCAGTTCAAATTAACTGTACTGCGCAAGGAAGTAAAGAAGACAAAGACGTACAATTTGCTGGTGTGCGGCTCCTGCTGGGATCCTGACCAGCCGCAGTTGCAGTTGGGCATGTACCCGGTGGATGACCCGCAAGCTGTGCGCAACCCGCGTAATGACACTACGTACGTAACGGCAGGCGTTAATAGTGCTGGGAGCCTTACAGGCGGGTCAAGGGATGTTCAGTGGGGGTGGGCACCGGTAGGCGGGGCCAGTTCGTTTGATGCAGTTCTTACACCAAACTACTTGGTAGGAACGGCAAGTGTCGGTACAGTTAGCATATCGGTTTCATAGGAGCTAAACATGGCAAAAGCAGAATCAATGGCGTCGGACAAAAAGCAAGACGTCGCGCTCATCAAAAAGGCGTTTAAGCAGCACGACAGCCAAGAGCACAAGGGCGGCAAGGGCACGGCTCTGAAGCTCAAAAAAGGTGGCCCTACCAGCGAGGATCGCATGCGTCAAGGCCGCAACATGTCTCGCGCCAACAACCAAAAGACGGGGTAATACTATGGCCACCATCAACAACAAGCCAGCTTCGGCATACGCCAAGCCCCACACCATGTCGGGCAAGGCGGTCAATGTTTCCGAGAACCCCGGGTTTGGCCCTAACCGCAGCAAGCTGGACACGCTGGATATCAGCGTGGGTACTTACAGCAAATCGGCGGGGGATGAGACCACCAAAACTGACGGCATCAAAATCCGTGGTACTGGCGCGGCTACTAAAGGTCTAATGGCACGAGGCCCGATGGCATGAACTACTCTGAGTTAACCGCTGCTATTGAAGCCTACACGGAAAACACGGAGACCAACTTCGTGGCGGAGATCCCTGTCTTCGTAAAACAGGCAGAGCAGCGGATTTATAACTCAGTTCAGTTCCCCTCGATACGCAAGAACGTAACGGGGGTTATGTCAAGCGGCAATAAGTACATGGCTTGTCCGGCAGACTTCCTTGCTGTTTATTCAATGGCAATATTCCCAGCATCTGGAACAGGGGACTACACGTACTTGCTGAACAAGGATGTGAACTTCATCCGCGAGGCGTACCCCAACCCAGCTACCACAGGCTCCCCAAAGTACTACGCCCTGTTCGGCCCTCAGTCCACCAATCTTGCGGAGTTGACGTTTATCCTTGGCCCAACACCGGATGCCAACTACAACGCTGAGCTGCACTATTACTACTACCCTGAGTCCATTGTGACTGCGGGCACTACGTGGCTGGGCGATAACTTTGATACTGTACTGCTGTACGGTTCTTTGGTCGAAGCGTACACCTACATGAAGGGTGAGCAGGACATGATGGCGTTGTACAACCAAAAGTACATGGAAGCCCTTGCACTGGCCAAACGTCTGGGCGATGGTATGGAGCGTCAGGATGCGTACCGTAGTGGTCAATATAGACAGGCGGTCACATGAGCATAGTCCAGACCCAGACCACCAGCTTCAAGAAGGAGCTGTACCAAGGCATCCACGACCTGTCTACGGACACGATCTACATTGCTTTGTATACAGCCAATGCTGATTTGAATGCAGACACTACGGCGTACTCAGTGTCTTTGGCGGGACAGGTGTCAGCTACAGGATACACGGCTGGTGGGAAGATACTTACCGGGGTAGCTATCAATACGGATGGTTACACAGCCTATGTTAATTGGGCCAACGTGTCTTGGACTTCTGCTTTGACTGCTCGGTGTGCATTAATTTACAACGTCTCCAAAGCAAACCGGTCTATCGCTGTGCTGGACTTTGGCTCCGACAAGACTTCGACCACCACTTTTACAATCACAATGCCGTCAAACACTTCCACGACTGCATTGATTCGCTCGTCTAATTAAGGAGTACCTATGTCCCACGACAAAATCATTGCGACTGACAAAGCTGAAGCAGTCACCAAATACAACACCATGCCAGAGGACTCCATGTCTATCCACGGTACCTACCACGCTGTTTGCTATGATATCACCGGTAATATCAAGTGGGAAGACGACATTGAGAACCTCGTCACTACCGTCGGTAAAAACTCTACCTTGGACACCATCCTTGGTAACGTAGCCGCTGGCGCAGTAGTCATGGGCCTCAAAGGAACCGGTACGGCAGTGGTTGCGGATACGCAAGCATCCCACGCAACTTGGCTGGAAGTTGGTCTGGCAAATGCCCCCACTTACTCTGGAAACCGCCCAACCCCCTCGTTTAGCGCCGCATCGGCAGGCAGCAAAGCAACTTCTTCGGCAGTATCTTTCTCCATGACCAGCACCGGAACCGTGGCAGGGTGCTTCATCAACATTGGCGGCAGCGCTACCAAGGACAACACAACTGGGACTTTGTTCTCCGCAGGGGACTTTTCCAGTTCCAAGTCTGTGGTCAACGGCGATACCATCGCGGTAACCTATACGGCTACCCTGACCTAAGATGGCAACCGGTTGGGGCGTAAATGCTTGGGGTGATGGCTACTGGGGTGGCGGAGATGTATACGCAGATAGCGTAACCGAATCAGTAGCAATCACATCCACCGAGGCCGCAACAGCGGCCTTTGGCGTTTCCATCACAGAGACAACAGCCACATCCACAGCCGAGGCAGTAGCAGCCACATTTGCAGTCAGCCGGACAGAGACTGCGGCAACATCAACCACCCAGGCGGTAGCGGCTACATTTGCCCGATCAGTAACAGAAACAGCGGCGCTGACAGATTCCAACACGGCAACAACTGCGTATACGACCACGGTAACCGAAACCGCTGCAACATCTACCACGGAAGCAGCAAACGCTACTTACCAAGTTTCCCTGACAGAGACAAGCCCGATCACGACTACCCAAGAAGCGTTAGCCAACTTTGTAGCCAGCGTCACCGAATCGGTAGCCATAGCGGAAACAGCGGTAGCTACGCTGATAATGACCATCACGGAGTCGATGACGCTTACGGACAGCACAACGGTTGGAACCTATTACATACAAAGCATCACTGAAACAGCAGCAATATCGGATTCCAATACGGCTATCACCGGTTATCATGCGGCTGTATCTGACACGCTGGCCTTGACGGTGACGCAATCGGGCCGTAATTTGTGGGAAGTAATAGATGACAGCCAGACTCCAAGCTGGCAAAATATAGGTAATACGCAGACACCGGGATGGTCGGCGGTTACAACCACTGAAACCCCAAATTGGACAGCAATTCCTACGTTTTAGGAGCTTTTGAATGGCAAATACATCACTTATAGGTTTGACGCTACCCACAACGGGTACGCTGTCCGGTACATGGGGCGACACCGTAAACAACGCAATCTCGCAGATCGTTGACGTTGCGGTTGCAGGTACGCAAACTATCTCCACCGATGCCGACATTACGTTGGCACTGACAACAGGTAGCAACACTTCTACAGGTTTGACGGGAAACAGCTCCCAGTACGCAGTTATTCTGTGGACGGCGGGCGGTACAGTTACCCGCACCATTACGGTTCCTGCGCAGTCTAAAACCTACGTTGTCATCAACAACACCACAAGCACCCAGTCAATTACGATCAAGGCTGCTACCGGTACGGGCGTTACTTTGGCAGCAGGTACGCGGGCTATCGTGGCTTGGGACGGTACAAACTTTGTGAACGTGGGCGGCGGCTCTGCTGCTGGTTCTAACACACAGGTACAGTTCAATAGCTCTGGCGCATTTGGGGCTTCTTCTGCCCTGACTTGGGACGGCACTACATTAGCAGCAACCAAGTTTGGTGGTGCTTTAAACGGCACAGTGGGCGCTACAACCCCTTCATCGGGCGCGTTTACAACCCTGACAGCCACAACCCCAGTTGCAGTTACGTCTGGCGGCACAGGTCAAAGCAGTGCGCTGACTCAATACGGTGTGGTATTTGCATCTACAACTGGCGCAATGTCCACCACCGCAGCAGGAACAGCAGGTTATGTTTTAACTGCTAACTCTGGATCAGCCCCGACATTCCAAGCACCCGCAGCCTCTGGCGTAACCCAAGCCAAGGCAACTATGATCTCTTTCATCTTCGGCTTCTAAGGAGCAATTATGGCAAACCCAAACCTATTAGCCGCGACAACAGCTTCCGGCACCACGACTTACTATACTCCCGGCGGTACAACTGCGGTTGTTTTGGTGACCAATGCTGCTTCTAGCGGTACAGTTCTAAAAATCAACCAAATTGTTGCTGCTAACGTCAATGGCTCTGCTGCAGTCAATGCAACGGTATCTGTTTACACCAACGGTGCTGTAGCCCAAGGCTCTGCTCCCAGCGGCGGTACGGCGTATCCAATTGTCAGCACAGTGTCAGTTCCGGCTAACGCCTCGCTGATCGTAGTGGACAAAACAACCCCCGTCTACTTGATGGAAGGTACTTGTATTTCCATTACCAGCGGAACAGCCAGCGGCATTACATATAGCGTTTCATACGAAGTAATCAGCTAAGGGGTTAGCCATGTCCATGCGCTACAAAGGCGGGGTCATCTCGGCTACTGCGCCGACAACATCATCCAGCGCGGCTTCTGGTGTATGGACACGCCAGCAACAAATGCAAGCTATCGCGGGTAGCGGTTGGCCTTCTCCACCCCCGCAGTATCTTGTAGTTGCTGGTGGAGGGGGCGCGTCTGGCGGAGGCGGCGGAGCAGGCGGTTTTTTAAATGGCACATTTACACCGGCTGTAGGGACTACATACACAGTCACTATTGGAGCTGGTGGCGGCGGGGCATTAAATAACTTGACTGGTGGTACAGGCTCAAGCGGCGCAAATTCAGTATTTTCAGCCTATGTTGCATATGGCGGGGGTGGTGGTGGTAACACTGGAAACAGTGGCTTTGGGAATGGCCTTGATGGTGGCTCTGGTGGAGGCGGTGGCCCAGATTCAAGCGCGCTTACAAATGGAGGCGCAGGAGTATCAGGACAAGGATATGCTGGTGGAACTAATGGAGGTGCAAGCGCGGCCCCATATTGTTCTGGCGGCGGAGGAGGCGCTGGGGGCGTTGGGGGAAATGGTAATGCTGCGGCTATTTCTGGCAATGGTGGTATAGGTCAATCATCCTCAATATCTGGGGCTAGTGTTCAATATGCTGGTGGCGGTGGCGGGTCTGGATACGCCACTGGTGGTGGGACTTATGGAACAGCAAGCTATGGCGGCGGTGCTGGTGGTTTTACAGGAAACCCGGGAACAGTTAACACAGGTGGCGGCGGCGGCGGTACAAGCAATGCTGGCGGAGGCGGCGGAAATGGCGGTTCGGGCGTAGTTATTATTTCATCCCTTACCCCCGCAGCTTCAACTACCGGCTCTCCAACAATTACTACCAGCGGTGGGAACACGATCTATAAGTTCACATCGTCCGGTTCAATTACTTTCTAAACACTATGAGCCATTTTGCAAAAGTTGAAAACGGCGTTGTTACGCAAGTTATCGTAGCCGAGCAGGACGTTATTGATTCTGGCTTGTTTGGTACAGGCTGGGTGCAAACGTCTTACAACACTCGTGGTGGTCAACATCCAGAAGACCGTCCATTGCGTAAAAACTATGCCGGTGTTGGTTACACCTATGATGCACAACGTGATGCCTTTATCCCACCACAACCATTTGCAAGCTGGACATTAAACGAGGATACTTGCTTGTGGAATGCTCCTACATCTATGCCAACAGATGGCAAACCATATTACTGGGATGAGCCAACCCTTACTTGGATTGAATTGACATGAGCGAAAAATACCCCGGCGGGCTAATCACCAAAACCCCAGTCACACCAGCAGGCCCGTACCAAACCGGTGCAGCATCCGGGGTATGGACACGCGACCAACAGTTGCAGTACCAGCAACAAGGCATCTGGCCCACGGCGGGGCTTACGCCGCCCTACATTGAGGATGTGTTTAGCACATACCTTTACGATGGCAACAACACAGCGCGTTCAATTACAAACGGAATTGATTTAGCGGGTAAAGGTGGAATGGTTTGGATTAAAAATAGGACTGGCAGTTTTCCAACAGTTAGTTTTTCTACAAATCAAACACCTAATTACAGACTTAATTTACCAACTACTCAGGCTCAACTTTTTACTACTGAAACATTAACTGCATTTAATAGCAACGGTTTTTCGCTTGGAACAGATACAAGTTTGGCTTACGTTAATTACGCCGGTTATAGCTACTGTAGTTGGACATTCCGCAAGCAACCAAAGTTTTTTGATGTTGTGACGTATACGGGGGATGGCAGTACGTCTAAAAGAACAATTAATCATAATCTTGGTTCTGCAGCAGGTTGTATTATAGTTAAATGTACAAGTGTTGGGTCAACAAACTGGAAAGTTTGGCATAGAAAAGCTGGCACGGGCGCGGGCGGAACTTGTTTGTTAGCTTTAAATTCTACCGAAGAATCACAAGGAACATTATCTTTACAAAATGGTTACTGTAGTGGGGAAGATTACTTAACAACAAGTTTTACTGTAAATCCTTATTCTGGTAGTGTAAGTGAAGTTAATGCTAACGGTGAAACTTATGTAGCCTACCTATTCGCTTCCAACGCTGGCGGGTTTGGCGCTGCTGGTACAGACAATGTAATTTCATGTGGGTCGTTTACAAGCGATGGTTCTGGCAATGCAGATGTAACGCTTGGTTATGAACCACAATGGGTTTTAATTAAAGGAATTACTGCTGGTGAGGCTTGGTATGTTACAGACACAATGCGTGGGATGCCGGTAACCCCAGCCACAAACTCGCCTTTTTTAAGACCAAATAGTTCTGCCGCTGAAGGTTCTTGGGGTTCTGTTAACGGCGTAAATGCTACCGGTTGGAATACCACTGGATTGGCTGCCTCTACTACTTACATCTACATAGCAATACGCCGTGGGCCAATGAAAACGCCTACGGATGCGACTAAGGTGTTTAGTCCTATTGCTGCAAACAATTCAACTAATACTAAAA